GGCGATTGCAGCGCGATTTTTCTCTACTTTCGACCTTGCTAAGGGGGTCATAAATTCATGCCTACTCAGCAGCAAATCGCGGTGCATCTCGACCTGGATCAATCTGCAGTCAGCCGGTTACTTGAAAAACTGGAGTTGGCCGCGAAGACCGCGTCGATGGATGAGATCCGCGTCGCCTATATCCGCCAGCTGCGCGCGCAGGCGGCGGGACACAAGTCCGAAGATGGGCTTGATCTGATTCGCGAACGGGTATTGACCGAGCGGATCGACCGTGAGCTCAAGATGCTGCAGGTCGCAGAAAAGCGCGGGCTCCTGATCAATGTGGACCAGCTGGAGCCGGAGCTCATGAACATGGTCGGCGCATTCCGTTCTGAGCTGCTCGCGCGCGACGACAAACTCGCGTCAGAGCTGTCCACACTTTACGGAATCGATGTCGATGTCGCGATCCTCAATGAACATACCTTCGCCGCACTCGGGCAGCTCGCTCGATACGAGCCAATCGGTCAGGGCGATGCTGCGCCGACTGTCGTCAGTGCTGACGCCGCCGGAGCGGCTGTCGACGACGGAATGGGCGCGGCGTCACCGGAGGATGTCGGCTAAGGCTTCGGCCAGTCCTGGCAAGTACAACCCGGATCTCACACCGTGGGTGCCTGGTATGCATGAGGCGCTCGACGACCCGTCCGTTTTCAAGGTCGTGGCGATGAAATCGGCGCAAGTCGCTTGGACCGATGGCGTGCTGAACAATTACATCGGCAAGCGCATCGATATCGATCCTTGTCCGATGATCGTGATGTTTGCGAAGGATCAGGCAGCGAAGGAGTACAACGACGAGAAGTTCACGCCGATGATCGAGGCGACACCTCGTCTGTCAGCGAAGATCCCGATCCATAAGAAGCGCGACCGGGACAACCGCGCGGAGTTCAAGTCATTTCCTGGTGGCTTCCTGAAATTCGTCAGCTCCAACTCGCCGAGCTCGGTGAAGTCGACGCCGGCGCCGGTAGTGTGTGTCGAAGAGCCGGATGACTGTAACGACAACGTGCGCGACCAGGGCGACACGATCACGCTGCTGGAGGAGCGGACAAAGACATATGCGCGACGCAAGGTCGTGTTCGGCGGCACGCCGACGATCGAAGGCATCAGCCGTGTCGCGGCCGGTTACGCGCTATCGGACCAGCGCAAGTTCTTCGTGCCGTGCCATCACTGCGGCGAAACGCATGTCCTCGAATGGGGCAATGTGCGCTGGATGGAAGATGAGCAGCTACAGCATGAGGTCTTTGGCAAAGCGAAGCCGGAATCGGCGTATTACGTTTGTCCGCACTGCGGCGGGATCTGGAGCGACATCGAGAAGAACCGTAATGTCCGGCGCGGCCAATGGCGTGCGACGGCCGCCTTCCATGGCGTTGCCGGCTTCTGGATCAATGAATTGTATTCGCCGTTTCCAGGCTCGGTTTTGGCGAAGCTGGTCGAGAAGTACCTGGCAGCAAAGCATGCGTTGGAGCAGGGCGACGATACGAAGATGCGTTCCTTCCGTAACAACACGGAAGGTTTGCCCTATGCATATCAGACCGATCTGCCTGATGCGGAGAAGCTGAAGGATCGCGAGGAAGACTATCCGGAACTGTTTGTGCCATGGGGCGGCTTGCTGATCACGGCCGGCTGCGACGTCCAGCATGATCGGATCGCGGTGATCATTCGTGCGTGGGGGCGAGGCGAGGAAAGCTGGCTGCTCTACTGGGGCGAGATTCACGGTCAGACGGTGGTTTCGGAACAAGGCGCCTGGATCGATCTCGATGCACTGCTGTCGCGCGAGATCATGCATGCAAGCGGCGCCGCGTTGCGCATTCGTGCTGTGACGATTGACTCATCCGACGGTCAGACCTCGGACGCAGTCTATTCCTTTGTGCGTAAGCGGCTGGGGCGTGGCTTCATGGCCGGCAAGGGATCTTCGTCCGGAGACGGCCGCGAGATATTCACGCCGCCGAAGATGTCGATCGACACCGATCGCAAGCAGAAGGCGCACAAGTACGGGCTGAGACCGTTCATTGTCGGCACCGAGCGTGCGAAGGATTTGATCCTTGGTCAGGATGCCGGCGCCGGCCGGATCCGACTTACTGGCAACGGACCGGGGCGCATGCATTGGTTCAAGGGCGTGCGGCCGGACTATTACGAGCAGGTTACCAGTGAGGTCAAGGCGCCGCATCGGACGATCCGCAATCGAAAGGTGTGGCAGAAAAAATCCGGCGTGCGCAATGAGGCGCTCGACTGCGAAGTCTATGCCTTGCATGCGGCGCGCTCGCTCAAGGTCAACCTTTACAAGGAGTCGACTTGGGAATCGATCGAGGCGACGATCCGGCAGCGTGACATCTTCGGCGGCGGTGCATCTGCGGTTGCGCCTGAGGAGGCAGAACCTGTGTCGACCGTCGAAGTTACGCAAGCGGCTCCGATTGAGCAGGTCGATGATGCGCCGCTGGTGGTGGTAAAGAAAGCGTCGCAGGCGAAGAGCAAGCCGAGCGGGTTTAACAGTGGACCGTCTTCGGGCGGATTCAAGGCAACCAAGTGGTGAGCATGAACATTCCAAACAACTTGACGGCCGGCGATTCCGCTCAATGGGACGACGAGGCCATCGTGTTCAACGGTGAGCGCTACGACAGCGCGATGTATTCGCTGGCGTACGAATTGCGCGGGCCGAAACAGATGACGGTCAATGCTGTCGCTTACGGTCAGGGATGGCGGTCGACGATTGCGCCGGCAGATGCTGCAAACCTGACGGCCGGGACGTACTGGTGGGCGTCAATCGTTACCGGTCTTGAAACGCGGCTCACCGTCGGATCGGGGCAGCTGCAGGTTCTGCCCGATTTAGCTGCGGTTGCGGCAGACGGTTACGACGGCCGATCGCTTGCCGAGAAATCACTGGCCGACGCCGAGGCAGCGCTTGCCGATCTCACGAAGAGCGGAAAGCGGGTCAAGAAGTATGCGATCGGCTCGCGTAATACCGAGTATTACACTGCCGCCGAGCTCATGACGGCGATCGACTACTGGCGCGCGCGCGTATCGAATGAGCAGACCGCCAAGAGCATCGCCAACGGTCTTGGCAATCCGCGCACCTTACTTGTGAGGTTCCGATAATGGCTTCCTGGTACAACGAAGAGCGCGTCGCGGTAAAGGGCTCGGTCGTGCTGGCAAAGTGGAACGCAAGTCGGCAAGGCATGAAAGAGCGTGCTGCTCGCGCCGAAAGTCAGCGGATGTATGCGGCGGCGCAGTTCAACCGGCTGACATCGGACTGGTCGGCGCTTAACACGTCGGCCGATTCGGAAATCCTGACCAGTCTGCGGCTGTTGCGGGCGCGCTCGCGCGAGATGGTTCGAGACAATGCACATGCGAAGAATGCGGTGCGTATCGTTCAGAACAATGTCGTCGGCGGTGGCATCGGATTTCAGGCGCAAGTGGTTAATGCGCGTGGCAAGTTGATCAATGACGTCAATGATCAGATCGAGCAAGCCTGGGAAAAATGGTGCGGCCGCAAGACCTGCCACACGGCGGGCCTGCTCGGCATGCCGGAGATCCTGCGGTTGGTAATGGGGCAATTGGTCGAAGCCGGCGAGGTCTTGATTCGCAAGGTCAAGAAACCGTTCGGCGGCGGCAAGATTCCCTTTGCGCTGGAGGTAATTGAAGCCGATCGCCTCATGGACCAGTGGCAGACCGCACAGGCACCGAATGGCAACGCGATCCGCATGGGTGTTGAGATCGACGAATGGGGCCGACCTGTCGCCTACTGGTTGCATCCGACGCATCCCGGCGACTATCAGTTCCGGTCGTTCGATCCGAGCAAGTTCCTGCGCGTGCCGGCTGAGGAGATCACGCATCTGTATATCATCGAGCGATGGCCGCAGACACGCGGCGTTCCATGGTTTCATGCGGTGCTGCGCCGGCTCAACGATATGAAAGGCTACGCCGAAGCGGAGATCGTCGCGGCGCGCGCCGCGGCGAATATCGTCGGTTTCATCAAGGCGCCGGAACCGCTTGCGCCAGATGGGATCGAAGGCGGCCAGCGGGTGATCGATGCCGAGCCCGGCACATTCAAGCAGCTGCTACCTGGAGAAGATTTTGTCGGCTTCAATCCGTCGCGACCAAATGCGGCGCTGGAGCCGTTCATGCGCTTCATGCTGCGCGAGATGGCGGCGGGAATCGGTCTCAGCTATGAGTCGCTTTCACGCGACTATTCGCAGAGCAATTACAGCAGTTCGCGCTTGGCGCTTTTGGACGACCGGGATCTTTGGCGGGTGCTGCAGGGCTGGCTGATTCGTACGTTTCTCGTGGAAATCCATGCCGAATGGCTTGATGCGGCGGTATTGGCCGGCTTGGTCAATGTGCCGGACTACTACAGTAATCCGGAAAAGTACCGGTGTGGCAGGTGGAAGCCGCGCGGCTGGAGTTGGGTCGATCCGACGCGGGAAGTCAATGCTTACCGAATGGCGGTGCGCGCCGGCTTCATGACGGTATCTGACGTAATCGCTCAGACTGCCGGCGGTGCCGACGCCGAGGACGTCTTCAAGACTCGGCGTCAGGAATTGGACCTCATGGAAGAGCATGGCCTGGTGTTCGATACGAATCCAGGTGCCGTCGACGACAAGGGAAAGGCGCAAACGGTCGATCCGGCAGATCCAGCGGATCCGGGCGGCGGAGCTGATACCAACGTCGACGACGACAAAAAGACGGATGCGGACGAATAGGCCGCAGCGCAATTGCAAACCCGCCTAGGGCAACCTCGGCGGGTTTTTCTTTTGGAGAACCAGATGACGATCAAACAACGACCGGAGACGCTCAAGCCGCAACTGCGGATGCTGTCGATTCGGGCTGACGGTGCCGGTACGGTGGACGTCGCGGCGCGCACGCTGCGATTTTCGTTCAGTTCCGAGGAGCCGGTGGATATGTGGTACGGCACCGAGATCCTCAGCCATGAGAAGGGATGCATGCGACAGGGCATGCGTCAGGCAACGATGCCGCTTCTCTATAACCACAACCGCGATGACCTGCTCGGCGTGATCGAGGGCATCGAGCTTGGCAGCGATCGCCGGGGCTACTGCACGGTACGCTTCGGCCGCGACGAGCGCGGCGAGTGGGCCATGCAACAAGCGGCCGACGGCGTCCTGGTCAATGCCTCTTTCTTGTATCGCGTCTTCAAGTGGGAGGAAGACGTCGAGGAGGAAACCCTTACGGCAACCGACTGGGAGCCTTACGAAATCTCGCTGGTGACTGTGCCGGCCGATGCAACTGTCGGCGTCGGGCGCAGCCATGGCAACGAGGAAATGCGGGTCGAAATTGTGACCCGTTCACATCAACCGGCATCCGCCGAAACTATGGAGCAAAACACTATGTTCAAAAAGCGTCACGTCCTGCGAGATCAGGCAAATGACGGCGCTACCGGCGGATCTGCCGGCGGTGCAGTGGTAATCGATGAAACCAAGGTGCGCGCACAAGGCGCCGAAGGCGAGCGCGCGCGCATCAAGGAAATCGATGCCATGTGCCGCGCGCATGGCATGCCGGAAGAAATGCGTGCTGGCCTGATCCAGAAGGGCGCAACGATCGAGGAAGCGCGCGGCGCCGTGCTCGATCACCAGCTCAAGCAACGCCAGCAGCAACAGCCGGCTGCTAACTTTGGCGATGGTTACGCGCCGGACATGTCCAGCAAGGAAAAGGCGCGTTACTCCATGCTGCGTGCAATCAATGCTGTCTTGCGCGGCAGCTGGAAAGAGGCCGGCTTCGAACTCGAAGTGTCCAACGACATCGGCAAGCGCATGGGCAAGGACACCGACGGCTTCTTCATGCCGACGAATATCCCGTTTGCACAGCGTGCGTCATATGCTGCCGGCGCAACGTCGACCGGCGGCGCAATAGTGGCGACGAACCTGATGGCCGGCAGCTTCATCGAGATCCTGCGCAACAAGGCCCGTGTTCTGCAGTTGGGTGCGACGGTATTGTCGGGTCTGGTGGGGAATGTCGACATTCCGCGTCAGATCGGCGCATCGAGCACCTTCTGGGTGGCCGAAGGCGGCAACTTGACCGAGTCAGAAGCAACCTTCGACAAGGTAAGCCTGGCGCTCAAGAGCATCGGCACCTTCAGTGCAATCACCCGCAACATGCTGCTGCAATCGACGCCTGACATCGAGATGCTGGCGCGTGCCGATCTGATTGCGCAGATCGCATTGGGTGTGGATCTGGCCGCGCTGTCCGGATCCGGTTCGGGCGGGCAACCGCTCGGCATTGCCAACGTCTCCGGCATCGGCTCGGTCATCGGCGGCACCAATGGTGCGCAGCTGACGATCGACAACATGATCGACCTTGAGACCGCAGTCGCGAATGCGAACGCGGACGTTGATGCAATGGCTTACCTGACAAATGCCAAGGCGATTGGCTGGCTCAAGAAACAGAAGTCGACGACCGGCCAGTATCTCTGGACCAATACGCCAGGAGGGCAGCGTTCCGGCACACCCGGCGAGATCAATGGTTACGCAGTAGCTCGCTCCAACCAGGCTCGCTCGACCCTGACAAAAGGCACGGCTGCGGGCATCTGTTCCGAGGTCTTTTTCGGCAACTGGGCCGAACTGCTGATCGGCGAGTGGGGTGTGCTGGAAATCATGCCGAACCCGTATGACTCGACCTTGTTCAAGCAGGGAGGCGTGCTGCTGCGCGCAATGCAGTCGGTCGACGTCGCGGTCCGCCATGCGGCCAGCTTTTCGACCATGTCGGACGCGCTGACCTCCTAATCCGGTCAGCCAAGGCAAGCGCGGAGCATCGCTTCGCGCGCATTCGATTCTTCTGTGCAGACGTCTGCACAAATAATTTAAAAGGAGCCCAGACATGGGAATCAAGAAATACATCGTGCGTGAAGGCTTTAACTTCCGCGTGCGCGTCGAAACCGACAAGGGCATCGTCGAAAAGGTTTTTTCGGAAGGCGACACACTGCAGCTTGATCAGGAGATCGGTGACGCGGCGCACCAGCTGGAGTATGCCGACGAGAAGGACCGCACGGCGGCTGCAAAGGCGGAAGCCGAGGCAGCAGCGAAAGCGGCGCCGGCGGTGACGTCGGGCGGCGTCGACCAGGATGCGCTGGCGGCGGCGATTTCCACTGGAATCGCTCAGGCCTTCGCACAGATGCAAGCCGCTCAAAAGGTCTGAGCATGATCGCTGAGGACCTTTCCATCTACTTCGCCGACCATGCGGTCCCTGCAGCCTGGAATCCCTCCGGCGGGGCGCCTCAGAAGACGGCAGACGTCATCCTGGATGAGCCGGATGAGCTGGTCCTCGGCGAGCAGGTCATCGTCAGCAATCGCCAGATCACCTATGCCAGCACCGATCTGGCCGGGCTCGACGAAGGCGAGACGCTGACGGTCGACGGCATGCTTTACCGCGTGCGCGAGCGACCAAAGCGGATCGATGACGGTCGTCTCATGACGGCACTCATTAGCAAGGTATGACATGCACGCACGCACCAAAATCCGCCAAGCCGTTCTTGCCAAACTTCAGCCGCATCCGTTACTGACGACGCTTTTTGCAGCGCGGACCAAGCCAAATGGCGAAGACCGCCTGCCGGCCGCAAACATCGTGACCGGCTCCGAAGTCAGCGAAGACCTCGGCGACTGGGAGGAGATGCGCTCAGTCCAGCTGCAGGTCGTGCTTGAGGTCGTACAGGACAGCGGAATCGTCGACAAGCTGGATGATCTGGCGGAAGTCGTCGAGGCGCTGTTGGGTGATGACCAGACGCTTGGCGGTCTCTGCGATTCATTCCGCTACAAGGGCAGCGATCCGGACTACACCAGTGCGGCCGCCCAAGAAACGGCCTCGCTGACGCTGACCTATGAGTGCAAATATCGCTGGGCACCAGATCCGGCGGTCGACGTGCTGGGCACGGTCTCTGTGCTGTTCGACATGGCCGGGCCGCGCAACGAGCCACAACTGCCCGCAGGGCCCGATGGGCAGATCGACGCATCCACCACTATCAACCTTCCTTAATAGGAGTTTTGAATCATGAAAGTTTATCCCGTCGATGGGAGGCTGGTGCGCGACCCTGCGACCGGCCGCGAGTTGACGGATCCGAAAGGCATCGATGTGTCGGATTCGGATCCGTTCTGGTTGCGCCGCGTGTCTGATGGTGACGTCAGCGATAAGCCGGTTGTATCGAGCAACGAAACCCAAGGAGCTGAATAATGCCCGGCGAATCGATCTCCTTTAATCAAATTCCCGTCGACTTGCTGACACCAGGTCAATTCGTCGAATTTGACAACTCAAAAGCGATAGGCGGCAACGTCAATTTGCCGCAGCGCATCCTCATAATCGCGGCAATGCTGGCGACTGGCACGGCAGCGGCAAATGTTCCGTTTCAGATCAGCTCCTCTGCCGGCGGTATCGCCGGACTCGGGCGGGGCTCGATCGGCGCTGCAATGGTCGACGCATTGTTTCGTGTCACCGACACCATTGAAACCTGGATCCTGCCCATCGCTGACAACGGCGCCGGGCAACAGGCGAGCGGCACCTTGACGGTGACTGGTGCTCCGACTGCGGGCGGCACGGTCAATTTGTACATTGCCGGTCGTCGGGTGCAATCCGCCGTTTCAGTGGGGGATTCGGTTACCGTGATTGCGGCCAATATCGCCGCAGCCATCAATGCCGATCCGGACATGCCTGTCACGGCGACCAGTGCCCTCGGTGTGGTTACGGCGACCTGCCGGCACAAGGGAACGCTCGGCAACGATATCGACATGCGGCTCAATTTTTATCCGCTGTCGGAGTCGACGCCGGCCGGCATTGCGATTGCCATTACCGCGATGGCCAATGGCACAGGCGATCCGAGTATTGCAACTGCGCTGTCCAATATCGGCGCGACGCAATACAACACGTTCATCATGGCGTTCAACGACGATGCGAACGTCACGTTGATGGAGACGGAGCTCAATGCCCGCTGGGGGCCGCTCTATCAGAATGACGGGCACTGTCATATTGGCAAACGTGGCACGGTCGGTAGTCTTAATACAGTGCTGTCAACGCGCAATAACCCGCACATCACGACCTGGACATGCGAAAACGGTGGCGAGCCTGGCCCTGTGTGGGAAAAGGCAGCGCTCGCTGGTGCGGTCTCCGCTTATTACCTGGCGATTGATCCGGCGCGTCCGCTGCAGACTTTGGCCTTGCCTGGACGTCTTCCGGCATCGGCAGAGAAGCGTTGGCAGCGCTCCGAGCGAAATAACATCTTGTCGTATGGCGGTGCAACGACCAAGGTCGACAACGGCGGCAACGTCATCATCGAGCGCGCGGTGACGAACTACAAGACCAATGCGGCCGGCATCGTGGATCCGAGCTATCGCGACATCGAGACGATGTACACCCTCTCGCTGATGCGTTACCAGGTGCGTGCGCGAATTGCCCAGAAGTTCCCGCGTTATAAGCTGGCCGACGATGGTACCCAATTCGCGCCGGGGCAGGCGGTTGTTACGCCGAAGATCCTTCGGGCGGAAATGGTCGCGCTGGGGCTCGACTGGATCGATGCTGCCCTGATGGAGGATATCGACCAGTTCAAGGCCGATCTCCTGGTTGTCCGCAACGGGTCCGACGTCAACCGCGCCGACGTGTTGCTGCCGCCGAACCTTGTCAACCAGTTCCGCGTCTTTGCGGCGCAGATTCAATTCCGCCTTTAAGGAGTAAAGCGACATGGCAGGAAAAATTTTGGGGAAAGCGTTCATTCGCGTGAACGGCATGTCGCTGGCCAGCTTGCCTGGCACAGCGAAACTCAGTCCGGGCGGCGTCGAACGCAAGCCGGTTGTCGGCGACCATGGGTTTCTCGGTTATACCGAGACGCCGGTGCATGCTGAAGTCGAGTGCGATATCGCCATCGATGCGTCGACCGACATCATTGCGCTCAACAAAACGACCGATGCGACGGTGACCTTCGAGTGTGACAGCGGCCAGGTGTTCATCGTGCGCCAAGGCGCAGTCGCATCGCCGGTCGGTGCGGAGTCCGGTACCGGAAAGGCCTCCGTCAAGATGATCGGTTCGCCGGCGGAGGCAGCATGAAGAAATTTACTCTTGCTTATCCGGTTAATGCTCCGGACGGTAGCGAGGTGAAGGAGCTCATGCTTCGACGCCTCAAGGCCAAGGAGATGAAAACGGTCGATCCGCAGCCATCCGACGGCAAGGTCGGAGCCGTGTTGAAGTACGTCGCCGTTATGGCCGGCGTGCCGAGCGCGGTGATGGATGAGCTCGACGCGGCTGATGTGCTGGCATTGGTGGCGGAGGCTTCCGATTTTTTGGCACGTGGCACTGGCGAGACGCCGTCGGCCTGATTGCCTATACCTTCCATTTCCCGCCGTCCGAAATATGGGAGATGGATTCCGAGGAACTGGCCTTCTGGGCGGAGGAGGCCAAGGCGATCGCGGAAGCGTTGCGGCCGGAACAGTAGCGACTTGCACGTAGATCGTCTGCTGCTAGAATGGTCGCATGAACCGCAAAACGACAACGCAATTACCAGACGCCGCGGCTACTCCGATCGCGGTGGCAGCGTTCGGTCTCGGCGCGCTTGGTTTGATTCCGGCGTTGCTGGTGCTCGCGGTGCTCGCTTCCGTCTCGATAGTCGGTGTGCGTTTCGCCTGGCAGCTGCTGCAGATACTGCTCAGCTGATCGGCATCAATCAACTGTAAAACCCGCCCAGGGCAACCTCGGCGGGTTTTTTGTTTTCCGGATTCTGGATAGTGCCATGACACAACAGACAAAAACCGAACTCGTCATTTCGGCAGTCGACAAGGCGACCGCGACGCTCAACCAGATCGGCGGGCGGATGGAAGCGCTGATCAAGCCCGCGCACGATCTGCACAACGCGCTCGGTAAGCTGTACGACGCAACCGGCCTCGGTGCGGTGAAATCCGCCGTCGGCGGTTTGTCGCGGTCTTTGGTGGGCTTGGCGACATCCACAGTTGGAGTCGCCGGCGTCTACTCCGGCACGATCGGCGAGATCGTGCGCTTTGGGATCGAGGCCTCGGAGACGGCGGACAAGATCGGCGACCTATCCGAGAAGTATCAGGTGCATGCGCATACGCTGCAGGTCTATGGCGCACTGGTCGAAGAAGACGGCGGCACGATGGAGGATACGGCTGCGGCGATCGGCAAGCTCAAAAAAGCCATGAGCGAGGCCACTCATGGCGGCAAGGATCAGGCCGCCGCGTTTGCTGGTGTCGGAATCTCGATTGAGCAGTTGAAAGGGATGAAGGCCGAACAGGTGCTGGAGCGCATGGCGGGCGCATTCAAGGGATCCGACAAGGATCTTGCGAAGCAGGCGGTGTTGCTGGAGCTGATGGGAAAGAATGGCCAGGTGATGATGGGTGCCATGAACCGGGGCGCCGACGGTATTAAGCAGAAGTTCGAGGAAATGCGCGCCGACGGCCGGCTGTTCTCGGAAGACCAGCTCCAGCAGGCCGACCAGTTTGACAAGGTCTGGAAACGGATGCACGGCACCTTTGATGGTTTGAAGACAATGCTCGGGTTGCGGCTGGTGGAAAAGCTGCAGCCGATGGTCGAGAAGGTGCAGCAATGGACCGTTGCGAATCGAGCGCTGATCGAGAGCAAGTTCGACAAGTTTCTGGAGAAGCTGCCGGCTATCATCGATGCTGGCATCCAAATGTTTACAGGTCTCTGGCAGGTGGCGCAGATGGTCGGAGGTGTCTTCAAGTCGATTAACAGTGTCTTTGGCCCGACCGTGACGACCTTGATGATGCTCGGCGGCTTGATGTCGCCGGTGATCATCGCTGCCGGCCAGTTGGCTTGGGCGGTCGGCTTGCTCGGAACGAAGGTTGCGATGCTGGCTTGGCAGATTCCCGGTGTAGCCACGGCATTGCGTGCTGTCTGGGCTGTGATGATGGCTAACCCGATCGGCCTGATTATTGCGGCGATCGTCGGCCTGGGCATCATCGTTTACCAAAACTGGGACAAGATCGTCGACTACATTGGGGGCGCCTGGGAACGCATCAAGGCTGTCTTCTCGGTTAATTTCTTTGACGGCATGATCCAGCTCTGGCTGGAATCCTGGCAGGCGCTCGGCAACGGCATTCTGGGCATCATCAAGTCGATCTTGCCGGACAAGCTGCTGCCGGACGCGCTGAAAAACTTCAATTTCACATTCGCGACAGATCGCGCGAAAACGATGACGGCGGCGCAAGCGGCATCGGGAAAGACGGAGGTCGGCGGCACGTTGAAGATCCAGATCGAGGGTGCGCCGGCGAAGGTGACAGAAGTGAAGAAGGCGGGGTCGGCGATGGATATCGATGTCTCTGCCGGCCTCGCGATGGCGGGAGCTTAGAACAGGACTTTCAGCCCCTTGTCAGGATCATAAAAACCATAGTCGCGGTAATTGGTGAAGTAGACCAGCTTGACCGGCTTGAATGTCTTGTAATTGCCTGCCTTGGCGGAGTAGCAGTACATGACGTTTTCCTTGAATTTGAATTCGATGGCGAGGAATTTAGGTGTCACGGGTAATACGTACTCGCCGTTACGCGCAATGAGTTCCTTCACCTCGTTGCCGACAGTTCCTCGGACCATTCTCTTGCAGTTCTCGATGGTTTTCGGGGTCAGTGCTTGCATCGAATCCGGGTCGCCGAGTTTCGCCTTTGGAGCGTCTTGAGCAAAGGCGGCGTGAGCGGCAAGAAGCAAGAAAGAAAGCGCGAACTGGCGCATTGCGGCTCCCTTGAATATTGGTTGTAGGAAATATCATTATGGCATGGCGAGATAATCTGCGACCGGCGAGCTTTCGGGGCATCCCGTTCGCCGTCGACGGCACCTCCTTGAGTTTTGGTCGGCGCCAGGCGCGGCATGAGTACCCGCAGCGCGATATCCCATATATTGAGGATATGGGGCGCAAGGCGCGAGAGTACAGGATCGAAGCGATCATCATCGGCGCCGACTACATGAGCGGGCGCGACCGGCTCATCAAGGCAATCGAGGAAGCAGGTCCTGGTCAGTTGGTGCATCCATATCATGGGACGATGCAGGTCACAGCAGCGCCGGACGTGCAGCTCACCGAGTCGACCCGTGAGGGCGGCATGGCGCGCTTCTCGATCACGTTCATCGAGGCCGGGCAGCAGGATTTGCCAGATGCGTCGACCGATACCGAGTCGGTCCTGACCGACCAATATCTATCGACGGAAAACGCAATCGCCGACGACTTCGCGGAGAAATTCTCGGTTGATGGCGCGGTCGACTTTGTCGTCCAGGATGGTCTCGACTCGATCAATAACCTGCTGACGTTGCCGTCGATGTCGCTGGGGAGTCTGCCTCTGCTGCGAGCGAATCCATTGTCGCCCTTGACGGCACTGCTGCCCGAGAACCTGCTTGCATCACTCGGCAATCCGGGCGGCCTGGCGCTCGGTGTGTTGGCAATGGTGCGAGCGGCGACGGATATCACGTCTCTGTTCAATTTCAGTCTGCCGACGCTGTCGACAAGCATTTCCACGCCATCCCGGCTCGCGCAAGCCGACAATAGAGTGGCGATCAATAACCTGGTGCTGCAGGCGGCGACGTCACGCCGGATCGTGGATCTGGCCAGCTCGGCGCCGGCGACGCTCGACGATGCGCGTGCGGCACGCGCGGAGATCGTATCGAGGGCCGACACGGTTCTCCTGGATCCGACGACCGGCCAGCATGCGGCTGATGCAATCGTGCAGCTGCGTACCGATGCTGTGCGGCATTTCAGCCGGCAGACCGCAGATCTGCCCCGCTTGGTCTCGGTAACGAATCAGGCGACGCTTCCGGCGATCGTGGTCGCATATGACTTCTACGGCGACGACTGGGCTGCTGCGGTGGCCGATGATGACCTGGTGATCAGGAACCGGATCCGGCATCCGGGCTTCGTGTCGGCCGGTCAAGCATTGCAACTTCTGGCGAGCTGATCATGAGTGACCGAAACCTGCTTACGCTGCGAGTCGGCGGGAATGTGTTCGCCGGCTGGAAAGCGATCAGTGTTCGCACCGGCATCGAGCAGCTCTCTGGCGTCTTTGAGTTGTCATTGACGGAGCGTTGGCCAAAGCAGCCGAAAGACTGGGTGATACCGCCGGGCGAAACCTGCCAGATCGATATCGGCGACGATACGGTCATCTCCGGCTATGTCGACCAGGTTGCGGTCAGCTATGACGCCACCTCGCATGACATAAAGGTCAACGGTCGTGACAAGGCTGGCGACCTGGTCGACTGCTCGGCTCCCTCGACGGCATTCTCCGGTCAGACGTTCGAGCAGATCGCGACCACACTGTGCAAGCCGTTCGGCATCGAGATCTACGACGAAACTGTCGGCGGAAAGAAACTCACGATCAAGCAGAAAAAGGCCGGCAAGAAAGGTACGCCGCCGAAGAAGGCGCGTGTTGCCGGCCACGTGCCAAAGGCCGCATGCCAGAACGGCGAGACGGTTTTCAAGACGCTCGAAAAGCTTGCCCGCTCCGAGGGAGTGCTGCTGGTTTCTGATGGTGAGGGCGGTCTGCTGATCACGCGGGCCGGCATGGGAGGTAATTGTCAGACGGTGCTCGAATGGGGCAAGAACATCTTGCGCGCGTCATTCGAGCACAGCCACGCCGCGCTGTTTTCCGAGATCACGGTCAAGGGGCAGGCGGCCGCACCAGGCGACGGCATGTTCGATGTGCTCAAGGCATCGCCGAAGGGCAACGTCAAGCGTGCCGCTGGCGCAAAAACCGGCAATTCCCAAATCAGTCGTTATCGGCCGCTGATCATTCTTGCCGAGACACAAGCCGACGCGAAGCGCTGTCAGCAGCGCGCGGAATGGGAGGCGGCGAACCGCGAGGCAAAGTCGAAGAAGGTCAGCATTACGGTGCAAGGCTGGCGTGAACCGGATACCGGGGAGCTTTGGCAGATCAACAAGATGGTCCGCGTCAAGTGTCCATGGATGCGGCTTGATGGGTGGTGGCTGATCAGTGCAGTCAATTACAAGCTCGACGAGTCCGGCACGACGGCCGAGCTTTCCCTGGTAAGCGACAAGGCCTTCGACCAGCTGCCGGAGATTCCGCAGCCGGCCGGCGGTGCGATCGCGGGCAAATACAAGGTATGACGCGATGCTCGATTTAATTAGAAAAATGACCGAGGACATGCGCGGCAAGGTGCAGTTGATGGTCGGCCGTGCTCTGCTGATGGCGGTCAATGACCAGGGGGCAATCCAGACCGCGCAGGTCCAGCTGCTGGCAGAGGAGGTGCATGACGATGCCGAGCGCATTCAGGAGTACGGCTTCACGTCGGTTCCGAAAAAGGGCGCTGAGGCAGTCGTTACCTTTGTCGGCGGAAACCGCGATCATGGGTTGATCATCGCCGTCGACGATCGGAGATACCGGCTCAAGGGGCTGCAGAGCGGCGAGGTCGCGATCTACGACGACCAAGGCCAAAAGGTGCATTTGACGCGTGCCGGCATCGTGGTCGATGGTGCCGGCAAGCAGATCACCTTCAAAAATGCGCCGAAGGCTCGTATGGAAATGGATCTCGAAGTCACGGGCGACATCAAGGACAAATGCGACACCAGCGGAAAGACCATGGCCGGCATGCGCACGATCTACAACGGTCACGACCACAACGACCCGCAAGGCGGGGCGGTCGAACCACCTAACCAGCAAATGTAAATGGATATCGAACTTTTCTGGGATGGCATCCGCGCACGTTGCGACTTCGGCTTCTCTGCCGGCGACCTGGCTGCCGATCATGATCTCAAAACGGGTGTCATCTTGTCGCTGTTCACCGATCGGCGCGCGCAGGACGATGACGCGCTGCCGGATCCCGCCAGTTCCAAGCGCGGCTGGTGGGGGGATGCATTCGGCGGCGCTGGCCAGAAGCGCCGCCTCGGATCGCGGCTGTGGTTGCTGGCGCGAGAAAAGCAGCTCCCGGAGATCGTGCTTCGCGCCAGGGAATATGCGCAAGAGGCGCTCCAATGGCTCGTTGACGATGGCGTCGCAAGCCGCGTAGTGGTGACGGCTGAAATTGTCGACATTGGCGTCCTCGGGCTCGGCATTCTGATCGAGCGTGAGCGACGTGCGCCGGCGAAATTCCGCTTCGAGTTCGCCTGGGCAAACATTAACCAAGTGAGGAACTGATGCCGTTTTCTCGTCCGACTTTAAAGACGCTGCTCGATCGAGCGATCGCCGATATCAATGCACGCTTGCCGGAGGGCGATGCACGCCTGTCGTCGAATGTGCTCAACGTGCTGGCTTTCGTCAATGGCGGCGCAGTCAATGGGCTGTATGGATATCTCGACTGGCTTGCAAAGCAGCTCATGCCGGATACGGCGGAAAAGGAATATCTCGACCGCTGGGCGACAACTTGGAAAGTTCCGCGCAAAGCTGGCTCGCCGGCAGTGGGTAATGCCGTCACATTCAACGGAACGGATGGCATCACGATTCCCGCCGGCACGTCATTGCAGCGTACGGATGGGCAGAAGTACCTGACCACAGCGGATGCCACGATCGTCGCCGGTACGGCAAGCGCACCAGTAGTTGCCGAGGTGGTCGGTTCTGCGGGTAACACGGCCGTTGGCGTGACATTGAACCTGGTATCGCCTATTGCCGGCATAAGCTCAACGGCGACTGTCGCCGACATCGGCATCACGACCGGATCCGACGAGGAGAAGGATGAAGCATTGCGAGCTCGCCTGCTTGCACGTATTCAGGAGTCTCCGAAAGGAGGCGCGGCAGACGATTATGTCAGCTGGGCGCTTGAGGTGGCAGGCGTAACGCGGGCATGGAGGTATCCGGGTGAGCTCGGTGCGGGCACGGTGACAGTGCGCTTTGTGCGCGACAACGACGTCGGCGGCATTATTCCCGACGCTACTGCCGTCGCTGCAGTCCAGTCCTATTTGGATGCGCGGCGGCCGGTTACGGCCGATCTTACAGTCGTCGCGCCGGTTGCAGCACCGATCGACTTCCAGATCCAGGCGCTCAATCCTAGCTCGGCCAGCGTAAAGGCAGCAGTACAGGCGGAGCTGTCGGATCTTCTGATGCGTGAGGCCATCCCTGGCGGCACGATTCTCCTGTCGCATATTCGGGCAGCGATCAGTGCGGCCGCCGGCGAGAGCGATCATGTACTGGTCGCGCCGAATGCGAACGTCGTCAATGCAACCGGCTATATCAGCACCATGGGAGTGATGACATGGCTTTAAACGAAGTTGACTATGTGCGGCAGCTGCAGGCGCTTCTGCCGTCGGGTATGGCATGGCCGCGTGACGATGACGCAGCCTTGACGCGTTACCTGGCAGCGCAGGCGGCGGAACTTGCACGCGTCGACCAGCGTGCCGACGACCTGGTCAACGAAGCGGATCCGCGCACCACCAGTGAGCTGCTTGCGGACTGGGAGCGCAATTTCGGGCTGCCAGACGAATGCCTTAC